GTTGATACCATTGATGGCTACGTTAGTGATGATGATTGGGCAACAATCACAACATTACTTTCAGTTATTAAAGGAGCATGGACAACAAACGAAGCAGACGAACCAGTTTCAGCTTGGGGAGAACTAAAAAGACTTTACCAAGAGGCAGAGGGAGAAGACCTAGTAGACGATATCGATAGCGTTAGTGCTAAAATGGGTGACGTTGAGGGATATCCTAAACTTAGATCCTTATCTCCTCTTTCCGAAGTTCAGGATTTGGATTGGGACACAGCTGCACCAGAAACCAAAAAATTCGCAGAGTTACTTAACAGAAACGAGTCTTCCCTTGCATCAAATCTTAGAAAATTACCTGATGATTATGTACAGGCCTTTATAGAAGGAAACTACGCTGAATATGACGAGGAGGGTAATTTTGAAGACATCGATATAGAAGGTGAAGAATCAACAGGTACTGAAACTGAAAAAAAGACCGATACGGGTCTATAAAAATAGATATATACAAAAATAAATAATAACAAAGAATGAGTCTTAATAACGAATTCGTTTTAGTCCTCGAGAAATCTTCACATAACATGAAGATGGAAAAAAATGGTGGCGATTATTTCCTAGAAGGTATTGCTGCTGTTTTTGGAAAGGAGAACTCAAATCAAAGAATCTACGAGGAAAGAGAATATCTTCCTCATCTTCAATATTTGAAAGAAAAGATAGATCAGAAGAGATTGGTTGGGGAATTAGACCATCCAAAGGAATTCGATGTGTCTCTTAAAAACATCTCTCATATCATTGAAGACCTTAATTATAATCAAGGTGACAGAACTCTTCGTATTAAGGTAAAACTTCTTGATACCCCAGCAGGTAAAATAGCTAAGTCTTTAGTTGATGCTGGTGTACCAGTTTCTATTTCTTCAAGAGCTGCTGGTAACGTACTAGAGAATAAAAAAGTTCAAATTAAAAAGATTTTTACCTATGATTTAGTAGCAGATCCTGGATTTGAAAATGCACAGCTTGAAAGGGTGTATGAAAGTCTTGGATATAATGCTGAGCAAAAAAGCATGGCAGAATCTATCATAAAGGGACTTCCTTTAGTAAACGAAAGCCTTGGATTAGAAAATGATTCAAATTTTAAGATATATAGAATAAAAGATCAAGATAAGATAAAAAAGCTTCTTGATAAGGAGCCAAATAAGAGTTTAATCATGGAAAATAATTTCGTTACAGCGGAGGAAATGAACGGATATTCTAAACTAATTAAAAAGGAAATGGATACTATTAAAGGATCCATTGAATCTTTGAGAACGGTTAAAGAGTCTACTGTTCAAGAATCAAATTCTTCCCTCGAAGAAAGAGTAGCAAAATTAGAAAAGTATGCTGATTATTTGGCAGAAAATCTAGAAGCCTCTATAAAGTATGGAGAATATCTAGCTGAAAATCTAGAGGATTCTGTTTCTTACTCTAAGTATTTAGCAGAAAATTTAGATAAGTCTATCTCCTATGGAAAATATCTTGCTGAGCATTTAGATAATAATATTTCATACTCTGAATATATTGCTGAAAATGTTGATAATAACATGTCAGCAGTTAAATCTCTAACAGAAAGGGTTGATCAAGGAATTGCTTACACTGAGTATGTTGCAGAAAGCGTAGATAAGAACATTAAATACTCTGAATATCTAGCAGAAAACTTAGACAAGAATATTTCTTATGCTGAGTATCTTGCAGAAAATGTTGACAAAAACATTTCTTACTCTGAATATCTAGCAGAAAACCTAGACAAGAATATTTCTTATTCTGAGTATCTAGCAGAAAACCTAGACAAGAATATTTCTTATTCTGAGTATCTAGCAGAAAACTTAGATAAAGGATTGGCTTATGCTGATTATCTAGGAGAAAATCTTGACAAAACAGTTCAGTATAGCGATTACTTAGCTGAAAAGCTTTCAAAGAATATTAGCTATGCTGAATACATCGCCGAAACGGTTAATTCCACAAGCGGCACAAAAGAAATGAAAGAGGCAGTAACAAAAGCAATTTCTGAAAACACGAACACTTCAGGATTTGCTGGTGACTACACTGAAATTTCAAACAAAATCGACAACTTATTAAATACCGTTAGTAAACAAAAAACGGAAGAAATAGCAGAATCTAAGAATTTTCCTTTCTTAGGCCTTATGGGTCAAGAAAATCAGGCACAATTCCTAGCTCTGCATGAGGGCCAAAAACAAAAGGTCGCTAAAGCGTTGAACGAAAGCAACTACTCATCCGAAAAAGAGGTAGTTGAAATCATGGGTAAAGCTCTAGTTGAACAAAATCAATCTGGAGAAAAGTTCTTAGACATGATGCCAGAAAAATATAGAGGAGCTTGGGAAAATATGAACGAGAGTCAAAAAGCCTCAATCATTGCCCAAAGTAAATTCTATAGACTGGACACACCTTACCAAATCCAGAATTTCTGGGCTACTAGGGGTATTTCAGTTCCTAAGGCAAATGTGGAAAGAATAGACGAATCCCAAAATCAAACAATCTCTGCTTCTCAGTCAAAGGCAGTCTCTAGAGAATATCTACAGAACCTTTCAGAGGCTTTAGAAGCTAGATTCAAAAAATAACATTTTTTAACAAAATGCAACTAATTAATCAACATGAAATCTATGAAACCTGGGCTCCAGTACTTGAGAGCAAAACGGGTATTCAGGATAAGGGTAAATTGGATTGGTTAACTAAATATTGCCACTTCCATTCCTTAAACGAATCTGCTGGTGCGTACAACACTCTTGGCGTACTTAGCGGTATGGGTCAAATCGCTGCTCCTTCAAACGTAGGTCTTTCTGGCGGTCCTGCTGGCTTCTATGCTGGTGGTTCTTATGCTGGTACAGGTCTTGGTTCTGGTGACAAATTCCCTTCTCTTCTTCCGCTTGCTATTCAGGTAGCTGCTAAGACAGTAGGTTTTGACATCGTTCCTGTTATCCCAATGAGCGGTCCTACAGGAGTACTTAGCTATCTTGACTACGTATATGCTGGTGGTAAGCTTTCTGGTACTGACACAGTATCTCCTTACACAGCTTCATCTCCGGATCTTATCAAAGTTCCTTCCTCAACAGCTTCTCCAGTAACTGGTTTAACTGTAGGATCAACTTACCTTCTAGGTGCTGCAGGTCTTTCTTCAACAAAAGATCTTGATAGTGCTGGTGTAGGTGCTCTTGTAGCTGGTAAATTCGTTGGTAACTCTCGTATCGATGGTTTCCCAATTTTCCAAGTAGTAGCTCAAACAACTGGTTTCTCAATTGCTCAAGCAATCGATGCAGACGCAGTTATCTACTCTGGTTCATTCAATACATCATCAAACGTTTACACAATCTCTTCAACAGTAGGTTATGCTAACGGTGCTGCTGTATTAGTTAAGACTCTAGAAGATCACGTACAAGGTGCTTCTGGTGCTGGTCTTGACAACACAAACTCATGGCAAGGTCCATACGTAGACGGCACAAAGCCTTACGATCCAATGTCAAGAGGTACAGCTGAAAGTACTTATTTCAAGTCTCTTGGTTTATCTACTTTCACTAAGTTCGTAGAAGCTGGCACTTTCCAAGTTGCTGCTTCTGTGACAACTGAGCAAATCCAAGATCTTAACAAGCAATTCGGTATCGACGTAGTTTCTATGATCGAGAACGCACTTGTTAATGAGGTTTCTCAGGCTATCAACAAGCACATCCTTTCCAGAGCATTTGCTCTTGGTTGGTCTAACCACGCTGAATTCAAGAACACTGAAGGTACTAACCTTAACTTGAACTTGAAATTCGGTTCTTCTACTGGTGCTACTAAAACTTACATCGGTAAAGATAATGCTCAGCTTGCTATAGCTGGTGCTGCTGAAATTGCTTCTGGCGGTTTCGAGAATCAGTCAACTGTACAAAGAAGACTATTCTCAAGAATCCTTGCTGCTGCTAACGTAGTTGCAAACAGAGGAAGAAGAGGTCCTGCTAACTTCATCGTTACTAACTCTCAAGTTGCCTCTGCTTTACAGGATATCTCCCAGTTCACTTTCGCTCCTTTCACAAACACACTTACTCAGAACAACGGTACACTTTACCCAGTTGGTTCTATCGCTGGTATGACAGTTTATGTTGACCAGAACATGTCTTTCGGAGACACAAGAGTGTTAGTAGGTAGAAAAGGTGGAGACGACGAACCAGGTCTTAAGTTCATGCCTTACATGATGGCTGAGTCAATTCAGACTATCTCTGAAGGTACTATGTCACCTAAGATTGCAGTTAAATCTAGATACGCTCTAGTTGAGGCTGGTCACCATC